GCTAAACATAAAGCCTAGTATCAAAGGACAGGGCAGTATCAACCTGGGTATAGCATTACTCCAGGAGTACAAGCTAATCATTGACCCTAAGAGTCGCAACCTAATCATAGAGGCAAATAATTATTGCTGGAAAGACGGTAAAGACGTCGCAGCTGATAACTACAATCACCTCTGGGACGGGATTCGATACTTTGTATCATATCACCTCAGCAATCCTAACAAGGGTAAGTACTTCATTAGCTGATACTTACAAATTATTTTCATTTTTTTTCATTTTTTCTCAGGTTTAACTAAAAAAGGTTCGTATCTTTGTATCATAAAACAAAACGATATGACAGCATTAAAATTCACAAAAGAGCGCGCCTACGATAAAGGCTATGGCTGGCTAATTAACTACACATGCGGTAACTGGTCTATAACTAATATAGGTAGCGGCTGGATGGTCTTATATAATAAGAGGCATATAGTCACCACTAAGACGCTTAGAGAGGCTAAAACTAACGTCTCTGGTATGGTGGCATTTAATGAAGATTTGAAATAAAATAAAAATAATTCATAAAAAGCTTTTTTAAACTAAAAAGAGTTCGTATCTTTACAAAAAACAAAACATCATGAGACTACATTTAAACAGATTATCTAAAGGCGATTACCAGAGAGAAGTAGGAGCTATCCGTATTACATTAACTAACCCTTTTATCGCATTAGGCGAAGGTTCTAAAGCATGGCAGTTAGTTATGGAGGTAAACGATATTGAGATAGTAAACGAATACTTTGACACTAAAAAACAAGCCTCTAATTTTGGAGCTGAATTAATTTATACCCTATAACACTATGAGACTAATAAACAGATTACTTATTAAATACAGTTACCTACCATACAAGACGGTAACCCTAGAGACTGGCCTAATAGTAGACCACTATAGAAACGGTAAACTAATCGCTAACAAGCGCATAACACCATACAGATAATGGAATTCCTAGACCACATGGCCTGGGCCTTAAAGGAGGGTATACGATGCTACCCTATCCCAGTAAAAGAGTTTTATACTACTAAAATAAAGAACAAGACGGCTAACATGTGCAAGGTCAAGATATGCGTAGAGGTCAATAATGCTAAACACATGGGCCAGGATGTATACAAACAAGACGATACCCTTACAGATAAAATAGCTGAGATTTACAAATACTATTATAATAACAGAACCATTAAAAACTAAATATATGATACCAGAGGTAACACCAACAAAGTACAAAAAAGACCATTACGTGGTAAAGGTAAACAATAACCTAGTAGGCGCGTTTGAGCGCTCAGAGCTCAGGCATTTAATAGAGGTTATAGATGACGCCATAGGGAGCGGTTTAAGAGCTCCAGTTACTATAGAGCAATCTGAATATAGCCAGATGATAGAAAAGGCCAGAGAGGCAGCTCTAAATGAGGCCCAGGGTGATGACTGTGATATGTGCGGCTCATGATAGTAAAAGAGACCTCAACGTATGCCTTAGAGCACATGATAAATAATTTTACCTGGTATCCTAACGACATACTAAGTAAGGCTAAAAGAGAGCTAGATAGACGCTATAGAGCACGTACAATTAAGCTACAGAACGAAATTGCTAAAAAAAACTTTAACCCTGGGAGCGCTGGTTCTTAGGGTTTTACGTTTTAATTTGAAAATAAATGCAAAATAATTAATATTTTCTCAGGTTTAACTAAAAAGAGTATGTATCTTTGTAGTGTAAATAATAACTAACTATAAAAACAAACATTATGATACAAGAAATCAACAAAGGAATTGAAAGAGCACTAGAAACTATCAACTACGAGTTATCTTTTGGAGACTTAGCTAACCAAGAGAGAATAGCTAAATATAATAAGTATATTGCAGATATGAACGAACTAAAAGCAACTATCTAATAACTAACGGGGGTTAACGCCCCCTTAATATAACACTATGAATAAGATACAACAATTACACGACCAGATAGTAAACAGCACTGAGCTAATAGCCTTATACACCCATAGAGGCAATATAGCTGAAACCGCTAAGTCTACAGAATACTGGTATTTAAAAGCCGCTGACCTGGAGGCTATAATATCGGACCTGGAGCTGGAGTTTTTTAACCTCTCTAAAAGTTTATAATAAAAAACCTATAATATGAGACCAGAAATAACATTACACCAGGACCTAGTAAACAAGATTAACGCAAAGCAAGGCTTTAGCCATAGTTTAATAGCTAAGCCAAAGAGATATATTGTAGGCTATAAGACGGTCCTAAAGGCTGCAAATCCTTCAATCAATAGTAAAGTATACAGCATAGTAGAAACGGCTCTTAAAGACGCCCCAGAGGGCTCTGAGGTATTTGGAGGCTGGATGGCAGATGACAGCACCTACTATGTAGATTACAGTACTACGCATGACGGTTTAACAGTAGCCCTGGACCTAGCATTTATTAGAGGTGAGCTAGCTATCTGGGACAGCCTAGAGTGTAAAGAAATAAAAGTAAAATAGTATACCTAGTAAGGCCTTCTAATTTGCCGACTCTGACCCGAAGCATTTTAGGAGGTTTTATGCTATTTGCCAAAAAAGTGGGCACTATATATATAAGTGTTTATAAGTAGGCATAAGAAACCATTAAAAGCCTTGTATGCCAATTTTGAGACGTGTACCTTTAACTAAAATAAAGTAAGGGAGTTAGCTTACAATAATAAAACTACACAAGCATTATGAGAAAAAAGATTTTAGGGCCCAAGAAGCCTAGCGATAAGTGCAGTAAACATAAAAGAAGCGCTACTATCTGGTATCGTGATACTGGTGAGCTAATTTGTTTCAAGTGTAATACAGTGATAATCAAGGGAGTAAAAAAAACTTTGAAAAAAGATTAAAAAAGCTCAGGTCAAACTAAAAAGAGTATGTATCTTTGTATCATAATTAAAAACAAACATTATGACTTACAATTACGAAAGCTACAAAAAAGGAGATAAAGTTTACCAGATAGACAGCTGCGGTGAGCAAGGAGATTTCTTAGGGCTAGTATCTAGACAGACAAAATATTCTTTTTTCTACATCGACGAAAGAGGTCGTGAGAGAATGAAATACAGAAATATTCTTAAATAAATCTTAAAAAGCTTTTTTTAACTAAATAACATTCGTATCTTTACAAAAAACTAATTTAAAAACAAATATTATGTATACTGAAAACCAAATTATCACAGACCTAAGAAACCTTTTAAACCCTAACGCTCAATTTTACATTAAAGCAAATGGAGACCTTACAATGAGCTTAGAAGGCGAATTTGTAGACCACACCTGGCCAGCTGGAACGTTTATACCAGACGGTACAGCCGACAGTAACGACTTAGCTACTGCAAGTCTAACCGCTCAGGAAAAAGCAAACTCAATAAAACTCTATAACAGACTTTTTGTAGGACAATTAGAAGGACAAATTACAGCTCTAGAAGATGGCGATATTCCTAGGAGAGCGCTAGTAAAGAACCTTAAGAAAATTGCACAGGATATAACAGGATTAAATCAACTATAACATGAGACCACTAGAAAAATTTTACAAAGACAGTGACGCGATACTTAAGCGCATGAACCACGAAGACGCTGTATTACTTATACAATTAGCTGGGAGCTTATGTACAGAGGCTAGAGAGTACGGCTACGACAGCGGCAAAGACCATGCAAATGAAATGAACCGAATTAAAAACATGTAATATGATTAATAGAAAAGATTACGAGATGGGCTATAATAGAGCTCTAAAAGACCTAGAGGCAATAGTAGATGACTCAGAGAAGTTAAGCGACTCAGAGCTGCTAGAAAAGCTATACCACACCATCCTGGACCTCCAGGCTAAGAGATAAAGATGTTTGTTTTGTTTTAGGCGCTTACTGTAATGGTAGGCGTCTTTTTTGTACCCTAAAATCTCGTTAACTTTATTGCACCGTTACAAATATAATATATAAATCTCACATACACAAACTTTTTTTTAGACTACCTTTTTTCTTATACAATGTTTTTAAATAAAGACCCTAACTATATAAGATATGAAGATAGAAGTACCTACTAATATAAACGATATCACCCTGGCCGAATACCAGAGGTTTGCTCTAATCAATACAGACACCCAGGATAAGGAATTTTTTACCTTTAAGACTATTGAGATATTTTGCGACGTAGATATCGCTCTGGTTTCTAAGATGGCCTATGAAGATGCTACAGAGCTCTCTAAGGACGTTCTAGCTGTCCTGGACCAGACAGTACCCTTTACTAACATATTTACTCTGAATGGTATTGAATACGGCTTTATACCAGATTTACAAGCAATGAGCTTAGGTGAGTTTATTGACTTAGAAGAAAATTTAAGTGATGCTAAAAACTTTCACAAGGCAGCCGCTGTTATGTTCAGACCGATTGTAAAGAGTTTTAAGAACCTTTATACGATAGAGGGGTACAATGCAGACCCTGAAGCGATAGAAGCTATGAAAAGCGCCCCTATGGGTATTGTTGCCGCTGCTATTGTTTTTTTTTACGGTATCGCGAACGAATTAGTAAAGGCTTCCCAGAGCTGTTTAGCGGAGTCGGCGAAGATGGCACAGACTACTCTAGAGAGTCACAGTTCTACGCAAAATACGGCTGGTTTAACTCTCTCTATGCTTTATGCTCAGGTGATGTTACAAGGTATCAAAAAGTAACTGAAATAAACCACTTAGAGGCATTAACATTTTTAGAATTTAGTAAAGAAAAAAGCGAAATTGAAAGCGCACAATACAGAAAATAAATGAAGGCATTATTTGATTTAACAGACAAGATTAAAACTGAATTAGAAAATAACCCGCTAATTAACCAGGTCACTTTTGGTGATTTATTTGAGGTGGATTTATTAAAGAAAAATATCTATCCTTTGGCACATGTTGGCATGCAGTCGGCCCAGATTTCTGGAGGTGTAGCATACGTAGATATTAGTATACTATTTCTGGATATTGTAGACGAACAAAAGCAAGCTCAGACAGACCAGTTTTACGGTAATGACAATGAACATTTCGTACTTAACAACATGTTTGCAGCGGCAACTAAGACGGTCCAGGAATTAATGAGAGGTGACACATACAGCCAAGGATTTCAGGTAGAAGATGACAATGTGGCGGTTGAGTTCTTTAGTGAGCGATTTGAAGACAAATTAGCTGGTGTAGGAATTGATATGACAGTAACCATTAAAAACACTTTAGACCTTTGCTAAATTTAGCTAATCTTAGGAGTACGTCACAGTACTGGAAAACTAGAGCTGTAGTAGACAAATACAGGCGCTATGTTGTAAGCCAGGCTAAGGCCAATTTAACCCGTGGGCGTATTGTCAGGGGTAAAAAGGCTAGTTATAAGGCTACCAGTAAGCTGCACGGTTCTATTAAGGGGTATATTGACAAAAAACAGAAACGCTCAATAAAGGGTAAGTTTACAGGGGGCTCTGAGCTGCCTAGTTTAACCTTTGAGATGAATAGCTACGGTAAGTTCGTAGATGAGGGTGTAAAGGGTTCAAATAGCACTTATAGAGAGTCTATGCTATCTAAAAATAAGTTTAGAGGTGGTAAAAATACTGTACCAGTAGGTCCTATTAGAAAATGGTTAAAAGTAAAGGGCTTAGATGAGCGTCTGGCCTTTGTAATCAGTAGGTCAATATATCAAAAAGGTATTAGAGCTTCACACTTTTTTACCAAACCTCTGGAGAAACGTAGTAAGACTTTTAAAAAGGCATACCACAAGGCAGTAGCCGACGATATAGCAAAGAATTTCGCTAATCAAATAGCAAAGAAAATAAAACAAGCACAACGTAAAAAACAAATTAGAAAATAATGGCACAATACAGACAAATTAACACGCGCAGCCCCTTTTATGTACAACTACCTACAGCTCAGCCCAGGATAGAGCTTAATTTAAAGGTATGGTCTGGTGATGTTGTTACAGATAAGCCAGCTACACCTACGTATACGCTCGAAAAGGAGGCTATAGGCGGTGAAGCAACTTTTGAGATATCTGAGCTAGTAAGAGACTTCAATAGCCAAACTGAGGCCTACAACTCTGGGGCTGTATGGGTAGAAACTAGTTTAAATGATTTCGTTTTAGCTGCTACAAGCACAATCTATCTAGCTACTGAGGGTTATACCCTATATAAGGATGGTATACAGCACAATGGTAATAGCTGGCAAACAGATTACTGTATGCTACCTGAAGACGTAGACGGTAATTACAGACTAACTGGAGCTAATCTAATAAGCTCTAAATTTCAGGTCCTAGTAAACTCTCAGGATGTTACAACGGCCTTAACAGGTACTATAGAAGTAACTAATACATCTGTATCTGTTATAGGTACATCGACTCTTTTTACTACTGAGCTATCTGTAGGTAATTCGATTACTATCGCTGGAGTTGACTACACAGTAGGTTCTATAGTAGGGGATACATTATTATTTTTAACTGTAGCTTACGCGGGGGCCACAGCCTCAGGATTATCTATAATTAGAAACGACTATAATTGGTTTTATACTACAACTAATACCTCAGGAGTTACCTCAGCACCAACTATAATAGCGCCAACTAGCTTAAGTAGTGAAATGCTTAAGACCTATGCAATGAGTAACACATTTAATAGGTATGATTTCAATTTAGATGGTGAGATTTTTACAGTATATAGAGACACCTTTGATTGTCATAAATACAACAATGATGACACACTAGCAGCCTCTTATTTGAGTGGTTTAGCTAGGCCTATAACCTTGCACTATATTAATAAATTCGGGGCTAAAAATACCTTTAACTTTACATTAAAACACACTGAAGAAATTAGCTCCAGCTCAGATACTTTTAATAGAAATGTAATGAATTACAGTGCTCTTAACTCTGGTAACAGTTTACATGCCTCTAGGAAGCGTTTAACGGGTTCTAAGCAGTCTTTTACTATTAATACAGACTATATAAAGGAATACTACGTAAAGCAGTTAGAGGAGCTTATATTAAGCGAGTACGTATGGGCTTCAATACCTCATATTTCTACTAACTTATTACCAGTTAATTTAGAAGACAAAAAGATAGAAAAAAAGAACCACCTAAACGACGGCTTACTACAATACACTTTTAACATCGTAACAGCATCTGAATATATAAACACCGTAAGATAATGAAGATACCAATTAGAATACTTATAGGAGATATTCCAGGGCCAGCGGTTACAGAAACCTGGGGCGATATTATAGATAGCTGGGAGTCTTACGCTTTAGTGTGGAACGCAGCGAGTAATCTAGGTGTAGACCCTAACCAGGCCCCAGTATTGGATATGTTCGGTGATGAGGGTATTAGTATTAAATCTGTAGTAAAGGATTTATCTGACCCTAAGAAATTATTTACGGATTTTAGCCGCTCATTTACAGTCCCAGCCAGTAAGAAAAATAACCGTATCTTTAAACACTATTATAATATAGATATTCAAAATGGCCTTGACTCTAGAGAGCTAATTAACGCCACTATCATAATGAATAATGTGACCTACAAGATAGGTAATTTAAGAGTAGATAGTGTTAGCATGAATAACGGTATCGCACAAAATTATAAGGTTACTTTTATCGGTAAATTATCTGAGCTATCCAGACGTATGGGAGCGGATAGATTAAGTAGTTTGGATTTAACTATTTATGACCTACCAGCCCTGGATGCTAAGGCAGAATTTTCTAATACTACAAAGAGGCCTTTGATGTTTCCTTTAGCTACTAGAAAAAACAGATTTTTATACGATAGTTCACAGGCTGAATTAAACTTAGAAGGGGTTACTAATATAGCCTATGCTGGAGCTACTCAGTTCCCAGATTATGGTATACGTGAAAGAGACCTAGTAGGTGCATTATCTGTAGGGGCTTTATTGGATGCTATAGAGGTAAAATACGGCTTTGTATTTGATGGTATTTTTACCCAGGATTACGTACGTGATTTATACCTATGGCTTCACCAAACAGACAAGACCAGACAAGGTGAAAATCTTACAGCAATAGGTGACGGTTTTGAATGGTCACCAGTTCCAAATGCCAGCAGTGCAGCTCACTGGGTTTTAAATAACAGCTCACTAAAATACTTAGGAGCTGGAGGCGTACCAGAGACTGAAGGACACATAGTATATAGAATAGGGGTGATAGGAACCTGGACCGATACAGGTAAGGTAAAACTATACAGAAACGGTAATTTAACAGCCACTACTAGCGTATCTGGTGAATTATCTTATATGCCGTGGGTAGATAATGATAACGTAGGTGATATCTGGACCGTTGAGGTCGAAAGTGATGTATCGCAAACTTTTAGCGGTGTAAGGATAGTATTAGACCAGTACGAATGGGAGCGCGAGGGTAATATTGGCGGCGGCGCTGGTGGAGACGGTTACTATAGCTATTATAGTTTTGGAGTAGCTGTAGATGCGGTAACTGGTACAGCTGGAACGTTCTTAATTAATCACAATCTGCCAAAAATGAAAGTGATGGATTTTTTAAGCTCTATTTTTAAAATGTTTAACGTAGTAGCTGAGGTTACAAATGACTTGCATATAACAACTAAACACTATGACCACTTTATGAGTGAGGGTACGCTGAAGGATATCACGCCTTACGTACATGTGGATAATTACAACATATCTAGACCTAATATATACTCTAGCCTACAGATGGAGTTTGCAGACGTTAAAACGGCCTTAGAACAAGGCTACGAGGCTGTTAATGCTAAGCAATACGGTGAAATAACGTACGACCTAATAGGTAACAATGGCGTAAAGCTCTCAGGGAGTGAATATAAGCTGAAAATAGAGAACCAGCGCATACCCTTAGAACCACTAACGAACCAGGCTAACAATACAGCTACAGGTGTAGTACATGCGCAATTCTCGGACCTTAAAGGCGCTGAGCAATCTATAAAGCCAATGTTCACGTATTTAGCCCGTAAAGCTGGAGGTGCAAACCTGGGTTTTTGGGTTAATACAAGCGTCGAAAGTGTAGCCACTTACATGATGCCATGTAACACGTTTTCAGATGACCAGGCCCCAGCTATTTTTAACAATACAGTTCTGGGGTTATATTTCGGTACTGAGCTAAACGAATACGATACAGATAAGACATTAATTGGTATAGGTCTCTGGTCCAGCTTCTATAGAGGCACAACAGCTATGATGTTTGACGAAGATAAAAGGAGGGTTAATTTTATCACTGAATTACCTCAGGGGATGGTACGCAATTTAAAGCTATCGGATGTGCTACATATCTCAAATAAATTCTATAACATAAACGCTGTAGAAACCAACTATATGACGGGCCAGACTAAGCTAGATTTAACACTAGTAGGCCGCTCTATTTTGAAAGAGTTTAAACCTCAGGATATCCTGGTAACAAATGACCATACAGTAGATGGGTTATACTTCACGTATATAGACAATACTACTGGTTACTTAACAAAAGGGTTTATTTTACCTTTACAAAGTACTACTTTACCGATGGTGGGGACGGTCCTAGGCTTTTCACATGATGAGTATACACTAGACGATGTGTAGGCAAAATACATGTTTTTAAATAAACAACCATGATAGAAACAATATTATTTTTACTTAAAACCGTAGAGAGCGACTCTAAGACAGTTTTAATAGCTAAGGGGTTACATAAGTACCCAGAAACCTGGAGCGAGCTTAAAAGATACTTAAAATACCGTTACAACCATAAATACCGTTAAATAATGAAAGAAATTCGCAAAGTTCATATATCTGTAAGTAGTAATGTAGGGACGTCTATGAACAAGGGTACTGTCGCAGCTACTGGCTTAAGCGGTGCACTGAAGGGAGTAGGTACGTCAGCTAATCTAGCTACTGGTGGTATTAAAGCTATGACCATGGCACTAATTAGCTCTGGAGTAGGGGCGTTAGTTGTGGGTCTAGGGGCTTTGGTTGCTGGGTTTGGAGCGGTTATTAATAAGTCTGCTGAGTTCTCAGTAGGAATGAGTAACTTAAAAGCTATTATAGGTGCAGATAAAGATGAGAGTATTTTTGCCAGACTAGCCAAGGATGCTAAGCGTTTAGGGGCTTCTACAGCCTTTACAGCTACTCAGGTAGTCGAATTACAAACAGAATTTGCAAAGCTAGGTTTTACTACAGATGAGATTATAGGAGCTACTGAGGCAACTTTA